ACGCTCGAGGCCATCAAGGCCATCATCGCCGGCGCCGACCCTGCCACCGTCGGCAACAAGTAACTCTTCCCACATGAGCACCACGCCCAAAACCCAGTCCGCCACCGCTGACCTCGTCGCCGCCCTCGCGCAGCTCGACAACGTCAAAGCAAACAAAGTAAACCCCGGCTTCAAGAACCGCTACGTCTCCCTCGACGCGCTGCTCGACGCCATCAAGCCCGTCCTCCTCGACCACAACCTGGCTCTGATCCAGACGCTCGTCTCCGAAGAGGGCAAGGTCGGCGTGTCCACCGCCTTCCTGCACACCTCCGGCGAGCGCTTCGACTTCGGCCGACTGATGGTCAAGTCCGAGGGCCTCGACGCCCAGAAGATTGGCGGGGCCATCACCTACATCCGCCGCCAGTCCATCCAGACCGCCTGCGGCATCTCGGTCGACCTCGACGACGACGGGGCCGTGGCGGCCTCTGGCTTCCGTTCTGCGGCTGTTCATCCGCCCCTTACGCAGACGAATGACCCCGCCCCTTTCAACAAGCCCACCCCTCGCCCCCTTACCAAATGAGCGACCCTAAGCCCTTCGACCCCTTCGACCCCATCTCCGCCGCGATGGGCGCCATTCACGGCCAGAACCTCCTCGCGGCCAAGGACGCCCGCATCAAGCAGCTCGAGGAACGCCTCGAAGGCATGCGCGAGGCCGGCGACCAACTCTGGTACTGCGTCCGCCACGCGCAGCGCATCCACGCCGACGAGCTCATCGACGCTATCGAGGAATGGCAGGAAGCCCGGAACCATGGCTGACGTCCCCAAGGGCATCGAGAAGATCGCGGCCACCGTCCCGCGTCAGTACGCCCTGCTGCTCTTCCTGGACGGCTTTCCCTACGTCGAGTTCACCGCCCGCAAACACGCCGACTTCCTGACCGACCTCAACGCCTGGAAGCGCAAGACCTACCCCTCCTTTTCCCGCTCCGTCGTCCGATTCTTTACGCTCGCTCCTAACGGGGAGCTAAAAGAACTTACCTTTACCAAATGACCAACCGCGAATACCTGAGGAACATCCTCAATCAGTTAGCCGGCGAAGTCTCCGCCCTCCGCCCGACCCCCGAAGACTCCGTCACCCTCGCCGGGTCTGATCTGATGCAACTCCAGATCGCCATCAACGAGGCCGCCACCGAACTCGAGCGCCTTGACGTCGAGAACATCGAGGAGGCCTATCACATCAAGCCGATCTATGACCGCATCAAGGCCGTCATCGCCCACGAGCGCGTCCTCCGCAACCAGCTCGACCGCGTGGCCCTCGCCGCCGACAACGCCATCGACCTCTGCAACCTCCTTTCCGCCCACGTCGAAGAGCACAACCCGAACGACGAAGACGAAGCCCTCTGAACTTTTCCCACCATGCCACAAATCCACGACCGCAAAGAATACCGCGCCTTCCCGGCGTTCAACCAGTCCGCCGCCAAGCACATCCTGACCTCGCCGGCGCATTATCAGGCCTACATCAACACGCCCCAGGAAGAGACCAAGGCCCTGCGCTTTGGAACCTTCGTTCACTCGGCCGTGCTCGAACCGCACACCCTGAACGACCTCTACGCGACCGCCCCGGACTGCGATCGCCGCACTAAGGAAGGCAAGGCCGCTTGGGCTGAGTTCGCTACGGCCAACGCCGGCAAGACCATCCTCGACTATGAAGAGTCCGCCATGGGCCATCTCGTGGCTTCCTCCGCCCGCTTCGCCCTCAAGCGCCTCGGCGTGGAGTTCGACGCGACCGAGGTCATGTATCACGTCGATTACAACGGCGTCCCGCTCAAGGCCGCCATCGACGGCGTTGCCGGTGACTATCTCTGGGACATCAAGACCACAGGCGCCGGAGAGGCCACGGCCGCCGGCATGCTCAAGAGCATCCGCTCGTATAAATACGCATTGCAAGCATACTGGTACCGCCTCGTCTACGAGCTGGCCACGGGTCGCCGCCCCCTAGGATTTAGATTCCTTTTCGTGGAGAAAGAGCCGCCTTTCGCATGCGCGGTTTGTGAGATCGGCCCTGAGCTCATGTCCTGGGCAATCGCCGACTTCGAGAAAGCCGTGACCCTTTACAAGGAATGCACCGCATCCGGCGTCTGGCCCGCCTACCCGGACGACATCCAGGTCATCGACGTGAAGTCCACGACCACCGCCGCCCCCATTAACTTCGCCTAACATGGAACCCAACAACGACCGCAAGCCCCTGAAGTCCATCGAGACGGCAGGAACCTATAAACTCAAACTCATCAAGCCCGCCTTCGACAAGATCCGCGCGTGGGAAGACGGCACCGTCTCCTGCCGCCTCTTCTTCCTCGACGACCAGGGCAACTGCCTGTCGAAGTCCTTCTCCTCGAAGTGGGGCAAGCCCCTCGCGATGCTCGTCGGGAAGTTCTCCGGCAAGTTCACTGAAGAGCTGCGCCTAGATGCCACCCCCGCCGAGTTTATGGAATACATCACCCCGGCCTGTGGCAAGACGTGCCTCCTCGGCGTCGAGGCCGAGCCGTCCGGCGAGTATAACGGCAAGCCTCAATACAAGTACAAGCTGACCTACCCGAAGGGCAGTCAGAAGCCGACCGTCTCCGAGCCCCTGCCGGACAACCCGCCCTTCTGATGAACAACCTCGCCAAGATCCGCGAGGCCCTGGTCGACGCGCTGCTCAAGGCGCCCGACCTTAACCTCCGCCGCGTGCGTCGTAAGCTCGGCATCTCCGGCCGCCAGACCCGCATCGCCTCCCGAATCGCAAAAGCCACGCGCAAGGCCTCCGCCGCCGCATGACCACCATGTCCGCCCCGACCCTTGTCCTTATCTCTGGCTTCGCAAGGGCGGGGAAGGACACCCTCGCCTCGGGAATCTTGGAGTGGTCGACGCGTCCGTCCCGCAAGACGAACTTCGCAGACTATTTAAAAGACGCTGGGAATGACTTTTTGATGAGTTTGAATCTGGAGGGAAACTTCCACGACGACCGCTTCAAGACCCTACATCGGGATTTCCTCGTGGCCGGCGGACGCCTCGCCCGATCCCTGGACGTCGACATCTTCGCCAAGAACCTCGCCAACTTCTGCCCGATCCAGATGGCGCCCGGTGAACTGGCCCCCGAGACCGTCGTATGCAGTGACCTTAGATACGCGAACGAGGTCTCGGTCTGTCAGGACGTGCTCATCGACCTCGGCTGGAAGGTGCGCACCGTCTACGTCGCCACCGCCGGCATCGGCCCCGCCAACCAGGAGGAGATGGACAGCATCCTCGAGATCCGCGAGAAGCACGCCTTCGACCTCGAGCTGACGTTCGCCCCTAACTCGCGGAATACGATCCTCATGGAGGGCCGCTATATCGCGAAGACATGGAGGCTCTAGTAATGAATGACGACCTGAGCATGGACGAGCGCATAGCCTGGGCCAGACGCTCAGGCCTGACCGACGAGCGCATCGCCTTCCTGCTCGCCTGTCCGAAATATACCCGCACCGGGCGTAAAGACCAGCCCGCCTACATCAAGACCGACAACCCAAACCACCACCTCCAGAAGCTCGGCGACTGCTGGTGGCTGCGCATCCGCCGGCGGAAGACGAACATCGTCCACAACCTGGGCAAAGACCTCGAGACCGCCCGCAAGAACCGCGACGAGATGCTCGCGGCCTACGACGCCGGCAAACCCATTCCACACCTCGACCAATGAGCACCCGTGCCGCCAGGGGAAAGGCCATAAGTGCCGCCATCTATCAATTACGAAATAATGTCCGCACAAGGGTTGCCGCAATCATGTTTAACGTAGCACCCGGAAGTGTCGTATCTGCAAGAAACAGACTTGGTGCAAAAATAATGTCCACGAGAGAAAATCGGAGAATTTTCAACAACAATGGCTATTACTGTTTCCGTTATCGTACGTCCAATCTCAATGTTTACCACAGGCTTTCTGCTGACCTTGAGAAAGCACGAATAATGCGAAACAAAATCGAAAAGAAACTCGGACTTTCCAAATGAGCACCCCTACCCGCTTCGTCGCCTTCGGTGATAACCACGGCGACATGGCTGACGAGAACGCCGTCGAGGCCCTGGTCGAGTTCATCAAGGACTACAAGCCGACCGTGCGCGTCCA